CATCTGAACCAGACGCGCCTCTGTATAATGGGTCTTGAGATTTTTCAAATTCTCCTTAGAATATATTTTATTGTATTCTACAGGTTGGTTCTGGAGAGATTTTAAGAATGTAAATAGCTCATTTTCTTTATTATAACCCCTTACAATCAACCATCCGGGAAAATTCACCAATTCTTCTGAGTGCTTATAAACATATTTTCTTGGCGACGTCACTACTGAATTCATAACATCCAGTATCGCATCACTCATACAACTTTCCACTGTATTTGCCCAAATCAAAGCATATAATCTCTGCTCTGCAGCTCCTAGCGATACATTAGTTGTACCAAGTTTTGTGGGACGGATTGCTTCATGTGCCTCTTGTGCATTTTTATCTTTTGATTTGCTTTTACCAATAATTAATGAATTGATATTCTTTTTAATATAAGAATCATTCACTGACCATCGCCCCTTTATAAATTGTTTCGCTTGATTCACAAATTCTTTACTGTATTTTTTATTATCAGTTCTCATATAAGTAATATATCCGCCTTCATATAATTTTTGTGCCAATTGCATTGTTCTTTTTGGCGAGAAATGCAATTCATTAGAAGCGCACTGTTGTAGTGATGATGTGGAGAATGGATTGGGTGCGCGACGAATGCTCGTAGTTTCCGTACAAGGAATCATCTGATGCTCAAAACCAACACTGTCTTCAAGAAATTCTTCCATTTCCTCATTGGTTTTATAGTCGTGATTTAGTTTATATTCCAGATCTTTTGAAGTGAAATAGCCCTTGGTTTCAAAAGCCTTTGTCCCCGGCGCCTGGTCAATATCCTGCTGATTATCATACACTAAACGCAATGCAGGCGTTTGACAGCGTCCAGCTGATAAACCTGATTTATCCTTACCATTACAAAAGAACTTTTTCCACAATACAGGAGATATGGTATATCCTACCAATCTATCCAATACTTGTCTCCCCAATTGAGCATGTACTTTCTTCATATCAATGGTAGTAGGTGACCGGATAGCCGCTTCTAATGCTGGTTTTGTAATTTCATGAAATATAATGCGTTTGGTTGTACTGATAGGTAAATGTGCCAATCTGCAAATGTGCCATGCGATAGCCTCACCTTCTCTATCATCATCTGTGGCGAGGATTACCTCCTGAGCCTTTTTGATATGATCGCGGAGAGATTTAATAAATTTATTTTTTGTTGGCATAAGTTTGAATTCTGGTGAGTAATTATCATCATTATTTACATTACTGAGCTGATAGATATGACCAAAACTTGCAACACACTTGTACCCCTTTCCCAAGTATGATTCGATCTTTTTGCATTTTGCCGGTGATTCTACGATCACTAGTTTTACCATTGTTTGTTTATTATTTAAATAATATGATTTTATGTTGTTTCAATTTATTTTAGAGAGTTAATATATAAAATGGCAGCTGCTGCAATACCCGAACTCGCTTATACAACGGCACTTTACAGTCTTGATAATAAAAAGGGTACATTAGTAAGTACTAATCCACCCGGAATGCATACTATTTTTCCTCCGTCATTAACACATACTGACTTAGCGCAAGCTATTGCTGTTCAACATGCGGCATGTTTTAAGACTGGCGCTGAAGAACCCGCACGCTTGGTAGACACATTCTCCGGCGATACCATTTTTCTAGCCATTTGTGTAGGACAAACAAGGGATCAATATGGAAAGCCTTTCCCAAATAGCATTGACCAGGCATCGGCAACTGTTCAACATGCAGATCATATTGGCGAGGCAACGGGAACTATGTTACCCGCACAATATTGGATACACGAAGTGTGTAGATTTAAAAACAAAGAAATGCTTCAGCAATTAGCTCCAACTCTTACACCGGGTCAAGTAAATGAATTTTTTAAACAGGCGCCCCCCGTACAACTTATAATGAATCTATTAGAAAGTGTCATTTGTAATCAGGGAAACAATAAACATGCCGCTGCGTTTTTGATGGTTGAAACGAAGCCCGATCACGGTAGCGCTGATTTTTTACTAAAATATTATAGTAAACAGGGCTATAGCCTGATGAAGGAAGGATATCCTGATAGTCATCATTTTATGGGCAAAAGTTGCCAACATCTTAAATTACGAAAGCGTGGAGGTTATCGTAAAAGGAAAAAGACGCGCAAACGTAAAAAGCGTAAGAAGACGCATCGGCGACGCAAAAAACATTATCGGCGTCGTAGACAAACAAAAAAGAGGAGAAGATAAGTTAATTACGTCTCCATTCCCATACAATATATCGCTTAAAACTGCCGTCGTCATTCCTTTCTTCCGTTTTAAAAGGACCAGATCTTGGCGGATGATCAACGGATAGTTCTGGCATATACACTTCTTCCCTATATGTTTTATAAGTTGCCGGCAATCCGGGATAACTTCTTGAATCTGTAGATATAATTACCGGTTTTTCAATATCATAAACGTGATGTCCTTTCATAAAACGTATACTTTTGGAGTATTTCTCTCCCAGTTCTTCTCTTATCCCTCTTTTCAATGCATCCTTTGGATGTTCTGTTGGATTGAATTTCTCGCGTATCCCTTCCGTTCGTGAAACTGGGCGGAGAACATCATTCGCATCTATATGCCCGATCTCATATAAGGAAAATGCTTTATCTTCCTTATCGTAAACATTGACATGCACCACATTTGTTGCGCGCGTAATCATCCCGTCTATATATTCTAGTGCGGTGTCCTTATTTTGAATTTCCTTTAAAAGATTATTTACACTTTTCGTATTTCCCGTTCCCCATGTATTTATTTTACTCTCTGGGACGCCGCCATCTATTAATTTTTGCGTTAACGCAGCTACCGTTAGACTTCCACCTTTACGCCGCCGCGTTTTTCTACGTTTTTTTCGGCGGATCCTCCTCTTTTTATAACGCAGCGTCCGTCGTTTTATATTTCTTTTACGCCGATATGTTCTTCGTTTTCGTCTCCGCGTTGGCATTATATATATATATTAAAGAGTATAAATATCTTAAAAATAATTTGATAATCTACAGAAAATTGAAGTATTTGAATTACTAAAATATACACAATAAACGCCTCCACAACAATTCAATATGTCCAAACACACAGTCACTTTCTCGCTAACCGACGCCCAAGCCAAAAAATGGGGGGAGATTTTGCAAAGCAAAGATGGAATTAAAACCCTAACTTCATCATTGCGAGAACTTGGAAAACTCCAAAAATTTAAAGAAGATCAGCTATTAAAAAAGCAGAAGAAAAGGGGACGCACATGCTTAGAAAAAATACCTGTCCCTAAATCAGACGCTTATAAAACACAACATTTAAAGCAGCATCACGAACAACTAACACAAATATGTGAAATTTGTCACGTCGTTTACGAAGGGTTTGCCTTTTCAGGAAAGGAACATCATTACCAAGCAGCATTGGAAGCAGAGCTGAGGGATATGGGATTCCTCGTTCAGCAAGAGGTCGCTCGTTTATTGCATTATAGGAAACAGAATGGAGAGAATATCCAATTGCCTCATGATATTCGTGGGCGAGAAGATCTTCTTCTGCCTAGAGAAAAGCTTATTTTGGAGTTGAAGCAAACTGCCAAACTAACGGACAAAGAATTCTGTCAGCTTTGTCGTTATATGCAGGAACGCTGTGATAATTCCACATGGGGGACAGATACTAGAGGTATGCTAATTAATTTTGGCGACTCTCATCTTGAATGCTGGTATCTGTTTTATGATAAAACCAATGGACGAATCTCGCGTATAAAAGTGGCACAACATGAACATACTACGCTAGATACACTCATTGATACGTATTATCAATGAATTATTAAATGGATAACAATAATATAAAATTTTTAATTAGAGGATATGGCGCAATAGGTGGCGCATCAGATTCCAAATCTGAAGGGTGTGAGTTCGAATCTCACTATCCTCCGATACTATATAATTGTAGTATCACAATATCCAATAGGATCAGAAGTTATTTCTTTATATATTACTTCAACTTCACGGTCGCGTTGAATTTCTCGTTTTATCTTAGAACAACAAAGACAACAGTATTTGGAGAAAACATTACCCATACTCTTATACTATCATAATAATATTAATATTATGATATATTAACATGGCAAGAAAAGGAATTCGCGGTGCTACTATTAGATACATGGAAACAGAATTGGAACCACAGATTGAAATGCTGCAAAAAGAAATCCCAATACTACAAGAAGAAGAAAGAAAGCAACATCATCTTTTAGCAATGGTAAATACTATCAGTTCTCGTTTAAAAATAGATAAGACAAATGATCCCGAATGGTTCAGATTACTATCCCAATATGATAGTGTTGTAGCTAGACTTATATTGGCAAAGGAGCGGGAAGCAGAGCTGATTCGCGAATATAATTTACTCGTGGATGTTTTAGATAATAAATTTTCAAGACAGCAATCACGCGACATTATTAAGAATTCACTATGGAATCCCAGCCAAATGAAAAGAACTACGTCGCCTCCCAGTAAAGGAGGGAGTCGGCGGCGCCGTAGAGGGAAGAAAAGAAGGACAAGGCGACATTAAGTTATTATAAAAGTTACATATTAGCCTTTTTAAATTGCGACCATGTCATATTAGTACTAGGTTTTCGCTCCTTTTTTGCCGATTTTCCATTTTCTTCATTATAGTTTTTCTCTCTACGTAAAGCACTATCTACATATAACTGCTTCAAAATTTTTCCTACCTCAACCGATGCTTCATGCTGATCAATATCACCATTTTCTATTTCCTGTAATTTATTAATAAAGGTATATAAAATCTTAACATCCATTTCGTCTTTCATCAAACGATTAAATATGTTTGTATAATTATTCCACAAGAAATTACAATGAGAAATAACAAGGGTTTCAAACTTTTTTTTATCAGTTAATTGCATTCGTTGGTATTTTTTCTTTAAGTTTAGTAGTCTCTCTACATTATCACGAATTTTTACGCTATGTCTGAGCTCGCGTATTTTTGAGGTATTGTCTTCAGCATCATACTCCTTGATCATTTTGTCAAGGTGAAGTCTTTCATTATCATTAAGATTGCTCATTATAGGTTAATTATATAATTAACCTTTAGATTCAAAATATATTATAGATATAATATATCTATGCCGAGAAGAAAAAATCGTAAACAATTCGGAGGAGAAGCACCTAAGGGTTGGGGCACTCCAATGCAAAGACCACAGATCGCAAATTGCCTTGTAAATACGACAGCCGCTTCATCGTGCGGTCATGCTCAAAGACAGGCATCTGCAAAAAGTCTCAATGCTTTACATTCAGCAACTGGTGCACACGGCGGGGGTCGTAGACGAAGAGGTGGAGATACATGTGCTACAGCACCCGGCGTGCCAAATATTGCACCTACTTATGCCGCCGGAAGTAGTAATCAGATGAACCCCAATGGAAATCAAAATATAGCCAATTCTTTGAAATTAGCAGCTACGCAACAGGCGAACGCGTCTCAAGACGGAACACAAGGTTGGGCAAACGTAGATAATAACAAGAAAGGAGGCGGGTCAGCTCTGGGAAATTTTGTAGAAAATCTTAATAATATGTCTGGCGGAGATGCAACCATATGTAAAGATTTAAAAACTGGCGACCAAAAAAGACGATGCCGTACCGCATTTGAAGATTGTATACGCGACCGCTCTCTGCAGGCGGAGGAGATTAGAATGCTTAAAAGAGAAAATGAACATTTACCTCGCGAGGTAAAAGAAGGTAATTTGCTGGGTATGGGCGGTGGTTCAAAGAGGCACAGACGTCGTCGTACTCGGCGTCGTACTCGGCGTCGTACGCGCAAAAGAAAGGGGAAAAAACGTAGAAAGATGCGAAGAAAAAGCCGGAGAAGACGAGGAGGGAATATCAACTTCCATCTCAAGCCATTGGCTGTGGCGATACGTAAAACACGAAGTCGGATGGGCGGTAGTCGTAAAAGGCGAACCCGTAGAAGATAAATATACTAATTTATGCAAAATATCGTAAATTAATATACATTGATATACTATTAATGTCTGTGCGCGAATGCGAAGAAACAAATACAATGTGTCAAATTTGCAAAGGTAGTGGTTTAATGAAAGTAATACCTTTTACCTGTAAGAGATGCGAAAATATGCCTTATGAAAATTGTATGTATTGTCAAAATGTTAATAAAAGTAATTATGATGAATGTATTCACTGTCTTGGCAGGGGATATATAAATTCCAAAAATCAAAAAAAATAGTAAATAATATTATATGAAAACTTCCAATGTAAAAGAAAAAACGTATAAAGTTACACAATGGTCATATACCTGGACTAAAATAGCGGTTATATCACTATATATTTTAGGTGTACTGGGAATTTGGTCTGAGGCACCGGCGTATCTTCAGATGATTGACGGAATATTTAATATAATTATTTCATTGACACTAATCTATTTTTTCAACCCTCTAAGAAAGACAAAATGCAACGACTTTCACAGAAAAGTAGTGTTTTCAGCAGGGATAGCTATATTTATTCAAACTTCATTGATGCAATATCTCAATCCTGTCAATCTTTTTAAGAAATTTCATAAACATTAATAATCTCGCCGTGTTTTTCTCCTCCTTATTTTTCTGTTACTACGTGTTTTATTTATATTAAGGAATTTGAATAACTCTTTGCGTATCGTTTGAAATTGCCGTATATCTCTTTTATTAATTTTAGTGCGTTTGACTGTATATCTATTGTATCCCGTACCGGCTGTTAAGTATTGATACATATACTGCTTAAAATTTTCCCTTTCGGAATGTGGTATTATTTTTCCATATTTTGAATTCATATAATCATGAATCATCTGATGGAATGGTACGCCATAATTATAAGGATAAACATGTATATATTTTATCTTTGAATGCATCATTAAAGGATGAGACTGATCGTCAAGAAATAGAAATTTAGCATCTTTACCATAACCGGTTGATTTTATTAAATCAGAATATGTTTTACTATGCGTGGTTCGATGATTTGTAAGTTCTCTTGGTCTATATGCAGTTATGACTTTATCAAATAATTTATACCGAAGTTTCTTTTCTATATATCTTTTAATCAACAAAGTCCAGCTCCGCGGTCCCATATTATTAGTATAGATAACAGCTTTCACGCATTTATTATTCTTTTTCTCTGCCTTTATGATTTCAAATATCTCCATTATGCCTGCCCTTAAAAATTTAGGCCAAATATCCAGAAGTTTAAAAATATATTTATCTGGAATTCGGGATCTACCTATTATTAACTGCAATCCATGTAAAAATATAGAGATCTCTTCAAAATGTCCTATTGTATCGTCTAGATCAAATACTATTACTTTTGGCACACATTTAGGCATTATATATTAAAGCTAGAAGTTTAATTTAATATAATGCCCAAAAAGAAAAAAGGTAAGAAAAGAAAAGCGACGATACCTAAAGCCATTAGAGAACAAGTCTGGATTAAAACGTTTGGTAAAGAATTTGAACATAGTTGTTATATCACATGGTGCGAAAATACTATTTCGGTATTTGATTTTCATGTTGGACATGATAAACCAGAAAGTAAAGGAGGAACTTTAAGCGTTACTAATTTAAAGCCAATATGTGCGCGTTGTAATTTATCAATGAGCGATAATTTCACCATTGCCGAATGGAACAAATTAAATGGGAAACCTGCAACATGTGGGTGTTTCCCTTGTTTTTCATAATTATAATAATCTCAATTAATATTATAATGCCACGAACAAGAAAAGCAGGTCGTAAATCACGTCGTAGACGTCGTGCCATGCCATGGGCGGGGTGGAGTAAACTTGCCCCTCAGGGACACGCCAGAACTGTTATGCTCAGAAACTGTGGAAAGAAGTGTTTCCTTGGACCGCGTAAAAGCTTTCCCATTTGCGCTAAAGGTACTTGCAAAGTTAACACCAAGGGATTGTATGCAGCTTATATCCGCGCCCGCCAGTGGGGCAAAAAAAAGTCGCATTACAAGGGTCGCTCGCGCCCATCTATGAAACGGCGTGTATATACACGAGTAGCCCGCATGGCTAGAGATATGCTGAGAGATAGAGGTGCCCTCCGTGGAGGTCGTCGTCGCAGAAGACGCACCTGCAGACATAAGAAGCTTGTGGGTCAGAAACGGAGTCGCTCAGGCAAGATTACTAGACATGGTCATTACAAATGCGTAAGCCGTAAAAGTAAGCGCCGTAGAAGCCGCCGCCGCCGGTAGATCTATAGCTCATCAGCATCATCTTCATCATCGCCGCTCTCACCCTCACCAGTAAATAATTCCGATTCGCGAATTTCCTCTTCCTGAATATCCGTTTCATCACCAGAATCATCTAATACTTCATTATATGATTCATCTTCATCCATATCAGTCGCTGCGGCGCCCGGATCTTCGATAGGTGAAGATCCAACAACAACGTTCGCATCGGGAGCAGCGTCGCCCGATGCCGCTGACTCCTCTTCCTCGCGCCTGGCTCCAAAAATAAATACTGAATCGCCTAAGACGCTATTGGTCATAAATGAAAAGTTATTAGATTCCTGTCTCCTAGATCTCCAAGCGGGGAAAACAACACGCCGACCAGATAACGGATTTTTTATAAAAAACAGCTTCAGTTTGCGCAGCATTTCTTTACGCACCCTCCTCTTTCGCACGGGATTGCAACAATGTTGAGACAAAAGAAATTCGTATAGAAAGGGTTTCATGTCATAAATAAATTCAAGCTTATGACGATCTGATAAATCCATACTTACCGACCGATGATTTAAATGCCTGGCTAAAGATGAAATCATGGCAACTATATCATAAAACATAATTTCATTAGAGGATTTATCCATGTAATTTCTCACAGCTTCCTCCTTTAATTGCGGATATGCTTCTTCACGAAATCGCTCCAAATCCATTGAACAATTCCAAAATATTGTAATTAGAGGTGGTATAATAAAATCCGTACGCCTAAGTTTAACATAACAAGTAGCCAAATGTCCTTGATCAAACGGAATATTTGTAAAAGGATTTTTAGGTAATATAGGATTGGGAGAAAATGATGAACTATTGCAAAGTGCTGTAAGCCATAATTTCATTATATCAGTTAATCTAAATTCATAGATTGTTCCTTTTTGCAATAGTTTAATCTTTTGATAATTCGGAAAATTATTCAGAGAATTCATGAATAAATCTGTTTCCACAGAGGCTATTGTTGCCCTCCTTTTACGCCATATCCGAACTAAAGTCTTCATTGCCATTAAAACACGTTGAATTTTAGAGTAAAGGTGGAGGACTAATACTTTTGTACCTTGAGTATAAAAACTATTTCTCATAGAAGTGCGCAAATGCGTAAAAATATTCGGTCCACCATACAATAAAAAGAAATTTGAATTGAATGAATCGCGCGCATAATCATCCTTAAATCTATTCAGTTGCTCCTTTTCATTTATACACCTTCCGATATATGCTATTATTGTCATTCTGAATATAATAGAATATAGGTCAAACGTTTAAACTATTTACATTAGAGTTTAAAATCCGGGATCATATTCTTCGTTTACTGTTCCCATGTCAGTACTCTTTATTAATGATGAATCTTGAGGCATAGTAATATTTTGAATGGAACATACTCCCTGGGTAGTATTTATTCCCAACATTGTTGCAATATCCTTTTTCTCTTGCATTTCCTTGTTACCCAATTTAGACATTTGATTTATATCTAACATAATCTGAAAGGTGCCAGTTCCAAAGTATCCTTCTTGACCACACATTACATTCGCAGATACACCGGTCATTGGATCTAATTCTGCGTGTCGCGCCGCTCTCAGGAACATTTCAGGAGTTTCTTCAAAAGATGCTTTTGCGATAGGTCCGATATCATCATTATTAATCCCATGACGAAATACCGATACCATCTTGGATGTTGCTGTAATTCGGTCACACAACACTGATAGATGATGGTAATTAATGTAGGAAGCGTCCTCAAAGGCTTCTTCCAATTCATTATATATCGATTGTCGTGCAGCTTCAATCCCTAGCGTCCGGTAGACCTCCTGAATATCATTACTGGTAGTACGCTTAACATCAATATCCGGAATAGTAAGTATATCTTGGAGATTTGAACCAACAGTATCCAGAACCCAAATATCTTGTTTTTCATAATCACCATCTTTTTCCACCAATTGATTCACCGATTTTCTCAAAATGACCTTTGGAATCTTCTTTACACCTCTTAAGATAATGTTCTGCAGCATATTATGTTGCAAATTCTTAAGTTTGTAGATTTCATCAGATTGGTCTAAGGATTTCTTTTTACTAGATGTTAAAGATTTATTCAAGCGGATCCTCATGACCAGATTATCCGCATTGTAATCACTATAAATGCAGGAGAGTTCGCCCTTGTAGCTGTGATTTACTGCGAAATGGATATCGTCCATGCTTATATTTTTGTCAAGCATAGCTTCTTTGTCCATCACGAAACGAATGACCCATTTTGATTTCCCTTCATCCTCCATCATGTCATCGCCCTCGCCCTGACAATCCTGTACCATTTTAATAAATTGCGCATATTCATCCATTAATGGTTTATCATCTGCAATAAGCGTTGCCATATTATCAGGGTCAAAACAAATGCTTACAGATTTGGTAACATCTCCAAGACTAGTATATTCAAGGGAGTATTTGAGCTCTTGAGCCCTTTCAATATCAGTTTGTTCATCACGTCTCAAATATACAGTCGTTGATGGTTGTTTCGGATTTTCCGAAAGTGACAATATCTCTTCAATACGCGGTAGACCCCTAGTAACATTAGATTTACTGGCAACCCCGGCAAAGTGAAAAGTGTTCAATGTCATCTGTGTCGTCGGCTCACCTACACTCTGCGCTGCCACCATGCCTACCATCTCGCCTGGATTACATAAAGAGTTCATATACGCGCTATTGATCTTCGCACAAAGAATTTCCAACCCCTTCCGGTTAAAGCGCCGCACAGCAAGTAAATTTTTAGGTGTCAAATGGTATTTAAAAGCCAATTTAAACAACTCGGTAGGCTGTCCAAACTGCAAATTATTAAGTGTCCTATAACTGTCATCAATTAACTGATACATTTCAAGTGGTGTAATATCGACCAATGAATTAGATTGATATGCGAGTTCCCGGGATATATTATTAATAATGCGTTTAAAATTAACAGGAATATTTATTTGAGTATTATCCGAGTTTCTGAAAACGTGCTTCACCAGTTCATCGCGCATTTTAACGAAGTAATCAATATTTTCTTTTGTCGTTGACTTCAACTGATCTGTTTGACTAGCCATTCTTTTTTGTGTAGATTTACTGTAACTCACCGTGGCAGCTTCCTCACCCTCAGTTAAGGGAATTTGGAAGTGTGAATAAATTTCCTCAATGGACATTTCCGTAAGAGGAAAATGTTGACTTTCTACCTTGATAGGATCAATATTGTCATCTCCATATGAGAATTGGATAATTTTATTTTTTCCATTTCGGACTGTACCATCGTAGCAGAATTTAAGATCTTCCAACGATTTAATCAATCTTCGCTGTATGTAACCTGTCTGACTCGTTTTAACTGCCGTATCGATGAGCCCAACACGACCACCCATTGCATGGAAGAACAGCTCCTCAGGTGTCAACCCTTGGATAAATGAACTTTCAACAAATCCTCTAGCTTCGGGAGAATCATCAAATTTATTATAATGAGGAAGCGTTCTGTCCTGGAAACCATAAGGGATCCGCTTCCCATCCACATTCTGTTGACCCAAACAGGAAATCATCTGTGCAATATTAAGATTTTTACCCTTACTACCCGAACCAACCATAATTACAAATCGGTTATCTTTTTCAAGACTACCGCGTCCAATTTTACCCGCCTGACTAACAGCCCCTTCAAGTAATCCACTGACCTGCGTTTCAAATTCAACTTCATTTGTTTTCCCGGTTTTATTTTCAAAAGCACCAATATGGGTTTCATTGATTAAATCAGCCACTGCCTTTTTCTTTTGAAGAATCGTCTCCGCAATTTTATCATTAGTGGCTTTATTAGCAATAAGATCGCTAATTCCAACACTATAAGAACTCAATTTCATATAGTCAGTAACAATATCCTGAAGATTATTGATAAATCGCGTAGCTGCCTCAAAACCAAAATCATTAAATATACTTTGAATAATACCCTTTGTACCTGATCCAAGAGCCGCCTTATCTAACTGCCCCTTATTGAATTTACCAGCTACAATATCAATTACATTATTACCATCTCCATTATCAGGTTGTCCATTTGAAAAGTGTGCACTGAGAGGTGGTAAAATCTCTGATAATAGGTCAAAAGAGCTCAATGTTCCATTTTTATTATCAAATAATGCAGTATTAATATTAGGTACACTCATCAATAGATTCATAGCCTGGCGCATATCAAAGTTGATATTAGGTCTTGTAAAACGAAAGCTACCCAACAAAGAATCTTGGAAAATACCAACAATGGACTTATTATTAGCAGGACTAATAAGTTGGCGTGGCACAGCAGCTAATAATTTAAGTTCAGTCGACGATTCAACATCTTGTGGACCATGAAGATTCATTTCATCACCATCAAAATCTGCATTATATGGCTTGGTAACAGCTACATTTAGTCTAAATGTCGCGCCCTCCTTCAGCACTTTTACAATATGACACATCATTGACATGCGGTGCAGTGTAGGCTGACGGTTGAATAATACAGCATCGCCATCCATAAGATGTCTATGAAGGATATCTCCATCCTGTAGTTCAATATTGTCGCGATCAGTATATCTCAATGAGATGGACTCGCCTGTCTTTTTCTCCAAAATTTTTGCACCGGGGTATTTATCCGGTCCATTCAACATAAGCTTTGTCAAGAATTGCTTATTTCTACTATTCGCAACCACAGGTACAGTAATATTTTCTGCAATCTTGAGTGGAACACCAAGCTCCTCTATCTTAATATTTGGATCGGGGGTGATAACAGAACGAGCGCTAAAATCAACCCGTTTGCCCATAAGGTTCCCTCTCACACGACCACCCTTGCCAACTAGGCGGTCTTTTACTGATTTCAAAGCCCTACCGCTGCGTTGAGCTACAGAAGCCACGCCAGGAATGCGGTTATCAATCATTGTAGCACAATAATATTGCAAAACGGTATGCCAATCGTCTAGAACCTTAGCTGTCGCATTCTGTTTTATTTTCTCATCCAGTGTTTTATTGGCTTTAATAATATTAACAATAATATGCGATATATCATCTTCACTTCGTTGCTGTGCGTCATGTTTAACTGAAGGGCGCAGCGACGGTGGCGGCACGGCAAGTACCTGACAGATCATCCAGTCGGGTCTAGAATACAATGGACTAAAACCCATAAATGTAACATCTTCGTCGGAAATACGACGAAATATTTTAAGAACAATTTCAGGGGTTAGTTTCATGGTTAGCTTTTCCTTAATATTCCCATCCTCGTCTGCAATCCCATCAATATTCGGCCATTCCGCAATAATAGTTGCAAGTCCTTCTTTATAAATTTTCTTGGGCTGTTTGCAACCGCAACCATCACATGTGTCATCACCACATCTCGTTATTTTACTCGCGATTGGAAATACTTTTAACCACCGATCTCTTGTTGGAATATCTAAAAAGTGTTTATACTTAACTTTGGATAACAGTATCTTGCTACACTTAATACAAACACATCGCAGTATTTTCAATATAGTATTCAAATATTGGATATAGAATATAGGGCGAGCCATCTCAATATGACCAAAGTATCCAGGAGTTTGCATGTAATTAAGTCCGTCGGTTGGACAAATAAGACCAGGATCTAGGACGCCCATCCGAGGATCAAATAGTCCACCAATAACTGGTTTATTATTAACATATGTGTCTCTACTTACAATATTAGCAACTGACGCCTTCCGAATTTCATCCGGCGAAAGAATACTAAATTGCATTCCAATAATCCTTGATGGGGTCATTTGTTCTTTAGTAGCCATCTTTATATTACAGGTAGAATATTTAGATTGTTTTCAATTTATCTAAATTAGTTTTTCAAAAATATAAATAAATTGAATGTCAAAAAAGTATAAATATATATATCAGTATAATTCAAGAATGCCAAGAAAACAAGACTCGGATAAAGACCGACAAACCCCAAAGTCAAAAACTCCTAAAAAGCGGGGTAAAAATAATAATAAAAGCCGCAGAAAGGAGAAGCGACCCAAGAATAAAAAGCTCAAGTACAAGAATAATACAGATTCAGATAGCGATCCTGAATGGTTGCCTGGCGACGATGACGATATGAGTACATTGGAATTGCAGAAATTAATGCAACAGATGTTCCCCTCAAAGGCAGGTAAAGAACGTCTCAAAAAACTCGAGAAACTGGAAGCATTAAAATCTAAAAATCTTAAAAAAAGTAGTTTGGAAAAGCTTAGAAAAAATACCATATTATCCGAGGACGATGACGAGGATGATTCGTCTGCCAAAATTAAAAGCGTACGATCCCGCCGCCGTCGTCGGCGTAAGAAGGCGGTTGAGGTAGAGGAGGAGATTGAAAATGAGGATGAAAATGAGGATGAGGAAGAAGATGAAGAAGACGAGGAAGATGAGTATTTGTACGACGAGGAGGAAGAAATAGATGACGACTACGATGATCTAAATGCTCATTTGGTGGAGGATGAGGAGGAGGAATTTGACGAGGAAGAGATAATGAATATGCTGGGTCAAAATATGCGTTTTAATATCGTATTTACTGTACCGGGTGGAGAAAATGGCGTATTTTCCCAAATGGAGGAAGTTGATGAGTTAGAAGATATTGAAGATGATAGTGATGAAGAAGATAGTAGTGATGAACCAAAGAAATCAGCTAAAAAGAAGGAAACTGATGAAACAGAAAAATTGGAAGTTGGTGATAAGGTAATTGTAGAGGCAAAAGATTGGGATGAGCCATATTCAGCGGTGATTATAAAGGTAGGAAAACGTAATCATTTTGATGTACGTTTGGATGACAAAGATTTGGAAAAGAGGAAATGGAGGCAAATACACAGAAAATACATTAAAAAACAGACGGAAGAATCTTTGACACAAGAGAAACTTATGGAGGAAATGTCAGAATTATTGGAGCTCCGTAAAAATAAAGGATCAGAAGCAATGATGAAATATTTTAACAAACTGTCTGCAGCGGCAGAAAAAGAAAATAAAAAGAAAGAGGAGAGGGACGCTAGTAAACAGAAAGATAAAAATGTGATGAAGCTGCGGAAATTATTTCGAGCACGGGGACCGGCAAATGAATTTAAGTTCTTCCGAGATATGGAATTGCAAGCACAAAAGCATATTATTACCCAGCTTAAAGAAGTAAATAAATACACCAATGTAGATAAACCTTACCGTTTATCTCTTCTGGAATCAGATATTCCCGTACAATTTAAAGCGGTAGCTCTTAAAAAACTGAATATATTGAATTACATGGATCCCAGTTCCGGCGAATATTACAAAATCAAACAATGGGTAGATGCTTTTATGCGGATCCCATTTGGAAAAATAACACATTTGCCAGTACAGGTTTCAGATGGTCGTGACGCATGTTCAATATTTATGGAAGAAGCTAAACAAATTTTGGATGACTGTGTTTATGGGTTGAATGATGCTAAGATGCAGATTATGCAATTTCTAGGACAATTAATCGCAAATCCAAACAGTGTTGGTACTGCAATTGGTGTGCATGGACCCCCTGGAACTGGGAAAACAACACTTATCAAGGAAGGTATCAGTAAAATCTTGAAGCGACCATTTGCGCTAATCGCGCTCGGCGGTGCAACAGATGCTTCATTCTTAGAAGGGCATTCTTATACTTATGAAGGGAGTAGTTGGGGGAAAATTGTAGATATTCTTTTAGCGAGTAAAACAATGAATCCTTTGATATATTTTGACGAATTAGATAAAATATCAGATACTCCAAAAGGTGAAGAAATTACAGGTATATTAACTCATTTAATTGACACCTCGCAGAGTGATCAATTCCACGATAAATACTTCTCTAGCATTTCATTTGATGTGAGCAAGACGCTATTTATTTTCAGCTACAATGATGAAAAGAAGATTAATCCTATTCTTAAAGACAGAATGTATAGAATTCATACGGATGGATATTCCACGAAAGATAAAATAGTCATTGCTAAAGACCATCTAATCCCAAAGATTGCTAAAAATATTAATTTTAAGGTGGAAGATGTTACCATTGATGACAAAACATTAGGGTATATTATTGATAGATACACAGAAAAGGAGAGGGGTGTTAGGAATTTGAAACGATGCCTTGAAATCCTGTATACGAAGATCAATCTGTATAAAATGATGAAACCGGATAGTAAATTGTTTGACGGGCAGGTGGTATTTAAGATAACTTCGCCATTTGCTGTTACCGAAGATATCGTAAAGAAACTAATTAAAGCTGAAGATTATAATGCATCAATTGCACATCTATATATCTAAAATCGCATTGAGAAATGCCTGCGCCGACTAGCTGCAGCTGCGCGCTGCTGCGCGTGCCACATCTGAAGATAACGCGCTTGCGTTGGTGTTAAATTAACAACTTTTTTTTGCGCAACTTTAAAATTACCCTTTCCAGTAAGATTAAATTGAGATCTTTGACTTGTCGAACCTCCACACGCTGAACACGGCATTATATTATACATATAGATTTAAAAAGTTTGTATAATACTAATTAAATGAGCGGTGTCATAAGTGTTGATTTCAACATAGAGTTAAGAGATAAACTCGCCATTGAATTAAGTGATTTAAAAAACATGTTATACTTCAAAAATGAAGAAATTAAACAATTAAAGAACTTAATAGAAAAGAAAGAAACTGTAATGACGGCGTTGAAAACAGAAATTATTAATAATTGTAATCACGAATGGGAAAATGACTTTATTGATTCAATGGAAGGATATAAATTATCAATTCCAATAAGATACTGTATTAAATGCGAACTAAACGATGCTACACATTCCTAAGCAACAAGGAGGTTCTATAACGTGATAGCAATTGCCCGAATAATTATTACGATTTTTATGACATATGGTACAATTGTTATTTCTATCCCACTCATGTACTCTACACGGCGTTCTTTGTGATTTTCCACCATAATGTAATACGAACGATGCCCCGCATTTACCGCACGTTCCCCATTTTTTTTCTTTTCGGTTATCTAATTTAACGTATGAACACATAAATGTAAATACGTTAAGTTTTTATTATGTTTATTTAAAATGCTTCATATGCGCTCCTGTTCCCTCCACGAGCATTAATATAATCAACTTGTTCTTTGGTTACACATGCGCATCCATCAGCCGAACTCACAGATGAGAAAGGGGGGACACAGCATTCTGGCTTAAATTCGTTATCCGCGAAAAAGAATAGCTCGCCGGCTGGCAATGGGAGTTTTGGACCCATATTTTTATCTAAATGTTGCGCAATTGATGGTAGATGGCTTGATCCGTAAGACCCCGGAACTCCGGTGCCCATACTATAGTGCGTTGGTGCACCCATACTTTCAAAGCCTTCCTTGACTTCCTTTAAAGTAACTTTGGCACAAGAACATAAAGCAAATGCACCAATCATAATTCCTACTAACAGACATAGTGCGACTACCATAGGTCTGAATTTTATTCCAAACAATTTCATTTCCATAGCTATACATAATTCATAGATAAAAATTTATACTGTTAAAGATTTGTAACTAAATTTTGTATCCCATAAGGTTCCTAATCCGCCATTATAATCTAGTAATTGAATATCATTTATCATAAATATTCCTGTATCCGTTATTATATTATATAAAACATCCGGGTTCGGGACCCTCCAACTTTCACTTTTATATAGTGGTATAACTCCTAAATCTTTAGAAAGGATTTTTATTGCCTTTGTACCAATTAGTTTTGTATTATTGATATTATATTTTTCAACTGAATTCACAAGTTTTCCATCGATCTTCGCGATTCCTAAAATCCTCTGCCCAAATTTCAAATGACTATTAAGTTCTATATCTGCAATTTTAACCGAACGACCATCTTCTAATTCTAACGTGGCGTCGCCATGAATTCCCGCCTCTAAAAATTTATGAACAAAGAAGTTACCGGGCATAGGTTTACATTCATTTTCCTGTTCCATAATATGACGAAGCATTGAGATATCCATATCATCCATATCATCATAATCTAAAAATTTAAATTGTTTAATAGGAATACGTTTACTAGTAGTATTGATAGAATACAATACAGGTGACCAATAATCTTTGATTAATTGACTTTCTGGATGATCCTTTACAGCTATAATACCATACGTGCTATCATCTATACGGTGAGATCCTGTTACTTTTATCCCTTTGATTTCATACATAGACTCATGTTGACTAGCCAACTGAAACACGCTGGTTACAATGCTACCATCCATTAATTTATCTCCTATTTCAATATTAGAAATCTTAATTTTTCCCTTCTTTTCCACATGAATGAGAGTGTTCGGGTCAAAACAGAAATGTCTTGGCTGGATTCTATTTTCAAAATTCTCCTCTCCGGAATTATATTGATTGGTTTTTTGCTGCACTGCAACCAACCTTCTTCTATGCTGTGGTACACTACTTGTTAAATCTAATACCTGTATTATAATACTAATAATAGGTATAAATATAACCAACACGGCGATTAAAAATATAACAGCTCCTAATGCTAATAGAAAACTTGGTATTGCTAAAACCCATCCAAAGAAAGGAATAGACATCTCTCCGAACCCTGCCAAAAGCATGGCTACGATAAACATTGCCGCCATAATTAGAATAAAAATACACACAATTAGAAATAACCAAATAAAGCTCCTCATGGATAGGATGCCTCCAAGAGCTGTAAATAGTGATGTCACACCTACACCGGCAGTTTTATTCATTGTATCCAAAGACTTTATTAATACCATACGTAAAGGCAAAAGCACATTTAGAATCTTATTCAATATACTTGAAAACATACCTCCGGCAATATTTCTGAGACTAGAAATTAATTTGCGCGCATCTTGAATAGCTGCCGAGAGACCGTCCATTGTTTTATGCATTATACCTTGTGTTGCATTTAAACCCGCCGTTTCAACACTTGCTGCATCTTTAAGTAATTCGGTTACACAATGACCGAAATTTTCTGCCGTATATGCCCATTTTGACCCATCTGGTGGCGCATTTATAACCCCGGCAAACGGCATCATTAATGGATTGCATCTGATATTTACCCAGTCCTTTTTAAGAGCCTTTATATCTGTCATCAAATAATGATAGCCGAAAAGCATTCCAAAAATTCCCAGCGTAATACCAGTAATCAAAACGGAACCACCATACTTATCCATATATCCCTCTTTTGCATATTGCTTCTCTATATGTGATTTCCAATTATTAGTATCAGACATATTTTATATATATATATGTCGGATATTAAACCTTATTATTGTACAAATTTTACAATCCAATTGCAGAAGCGCCTCCACTAATAACTCTAAGGGTACTCATCATAGGACCTTCAACTATACTTGTTCCCAACATATTCTGCCCACTCAACATATACATCATGGTGGCAACAATTCCTAAAATCTTCATTAGCATATCCTTAAATCCCATAACAAATTTCTGGAATTCGATAAGCACGTTTTGAAATACTCCAAAAATATTAGTAATGCTTCCACCGATTGCGGGTCTTAGATTTCCCTGAAGTCCGCGGAAACTTTGCATACTTGAGGCAGCATTGCTTATACTATTTTGCAGCATATTCTGTCCGGCGTGAAGATCTGCTGTGAAGACACCCATCACACTAGACTGCATTTGACCTATACACTGAGAGAAATTTTCTTCAGTATCATGTCCAAAATAACCTGCAAATGGCATTATTACGGGATTGCATCTGTATTCTGGCCAATTATTCTGAATATGTTTGAATCCTTTTGACAGATAACTTACTAAACAACACATTAGAAAGATAAATATTATTAGTAATGATAGGAGTATGTCACTGAACTTCATATTAAAATATATTGTGATTTTAATATTTTAGTATTCACCTGGATTACTAATTGAATAATATCTATAAAGAGCTATCAGTAAAAGACATGGATATACGATATTCCAGTTAATCTGCTTCAAAATCATTTTGATCAAAGGTGGCTTAAACACTGTACGTTTTTTATGTAACCGTTTCAATAAACATCCGCTGAAATAACATCTTGAAAAAATAACTATTAAAAGTGTAATTGCTGAAACTAAAATTAAATATGAATTCTCAGCAATGAGACTGGAGGTGAATAAGTATATACTAAGTAATAAATGCCCCGCATCTACAGAAATTGGATGTTTAAAGAACATTCCATAAAGTAAACATGCAGCTGTTACAACTCCTAATATTCCAATATATTTTGAGAACTCTGTAGAGAAATAATTATATTGAACCATTAAAGAATTAACAACAAACATTAATGTAAAGCCCGAATAAAGAAATGAATTGCAGAATAACATAATTACAATAGATATACATAATTATGTTATTTATTTTCGTGAATAGATGACCGCTGAACGTTTATTACAATATATCGCTTATTTATTTTTATAAATGGGCAATGTTCTTGCACTAGCATCTGTCGCGTTAATGAATTTGGGCATCCATTTATAAGGCATCACAGCCTCATTATACTGAACACTGCCAAATTTTTCAGTAAACAAATGATCATAATATCTTTTTTCGGCTTCGGCGCCTGAAACCCTAAGTTTAAGATCTCTTTCACAAATCAGTTGCGCTCTGTCCTGAATCACTTCAAACCAAGATTTTTTTTGTGTACTAACGCCATCGCTAAATGCCTCTTTCCGTCGCCATAAAACTTCATCTGGTAAATATTCGCCTTTACTGAATGCATGTCGTAACAAATATTTTTCCGGCTGATCCCTTGATGGGTGGTATCGCAAACTGACGGGTATTGATAAATAACTTTGTATAAATGATCTATCGAGAAATGGTGTCCTCGCTTCTAATCCATTGGAAGAAATAGACCTATCGGATCTCAGAACGTCAAATAAATGAATATCACGCAGTAAACGACGACATTCAATGTCAAATTCAACGGCATCTGGTGCATAGTGCATATATAGATATCCGCCGGTCAACTCATCGCTGCCATCGCCATTAAATATGACCTTGGCATTACTATTAGTGCGAATATATTTACAAATTAAATAATTCCCTACGCTCGCTCTTACAGTAGTTGTATCATTGCTTTCAATAGCATATATCACTTCAGGAATTGCGGACAAGAATTCCTCTTCAGTGCATTTTATTTCATTATGTGTTGTGCCTAAAAAGTCCGCCACTTTTCTAGCATATTTCAAATCTTCAGAGCCCTCCATACCAATACTCCACGTATTAACCCTAGCAGCCCCTTCTTCGCCATATTTCTCTTTAAAAATCCTTACTACAATTGAACAGATTAAACTGCTGTCAAGACCACCGGAAAGTAGACAGGCAATCGGTCTATCCGTATTATCTACTCGTTTACTGACAGCGGCTACCAAACTATCGTGTATCAAACGGTCCGTTTGAGCTAGGCTTTGAATGGAATTATTAGGAATAGATTTAATCTCAAAAAATGGTTTTGGTTCTTTATACAAGTAGCCCTTTTGTGTATAGTTTAGTACCATTAAATGACCAGGTGGAAACGGTTTTGGTTCCATTCTAGGTCTTAAAAGGCTGGAGCCCATTTTAAGTTCGGATGCAAAAACAACGACGTCAAGATATACTGTATTTCGCCACATAAATAGTGGTCTTATACCTAGAGAATCTCTAGCAACAAACATCAATTCTGCATCATGATCTACAAGAATAAATGCAAAGACGCCGTCTAGTAAATTTAAAGTTTCCTCAATACCATATTTTTTATAGAGAGCAATAATCACCTCGCAATCAGATCCAGAAGAGCAATCTAACTGACACATTTCAATGAGCTCTTTCCAATTATATATCTCTCCATTGCAAATCAATGTACAATTATTCTTCATCAAGGGTTGATCTGATGTATCAGTTCCGTAACCATTGATAGCTAAGCGATGAAACCCAAAGATAATATTGTCTTTGGTTAGTAATGTACTTTTCTCGGGACCCCTGGGGCTTCCCTTTTTAAATGCACGCTCAACATAATCGTTTTTTTCCTTGCTGCCCCCAAAGCTAGTACCGTTTAGCACGCAAAAGATCCCACACATATTTACATTATTTTAACCACTATCTTTAGGTATTTTACTTATATTATAATCTTAGGTAATTATAAGATGGAAGGAGTAGTTAATGGAGTATTTTATTGTCAACAGGAAAGAACACAGGAGTTAAGTGATCGGATTTATGATCGTAATACAACTTCTGCGCCCATTAAAATGAGCTATAGCATTAGACCTGCGCAAACTAGGCGGGTGCATATGCCAATTTTAGACACCAGAAAAGAGGCGACTGTCCCATGTCAACAAAAACCAACTTATAACACGGATACGATGTTTACCCCCGCCACATCTCTCCCATTCAATGGATATCAGGCTAATATTGATGTAGAGACACGGCTAAGAGATACTATTTTTCCACTTCAGGCGTGTCCTCAAGCAGATTTCATACCCGGTTCACATAGCGATATGTATAATAGTTCTTATTTGGTTGCTGAAAGTCGCCCGGTGCACATGACCAATCAATTACTTTTTACCCAAGAGAGATTTGCACCATTCAACCCAAACACATGCAATACTGGGTTTAAATTATTCAATAATCACACACGTGTACAAATTAGAAATTTAGACTAACACCGCTATATATTTTTATATCGCGTTATCAAAATTAACGCTACGATAGAAAAATACATAGCCGCTACCCCTAAAGTATATCGGTATCTTGTTTCTTCATTAATTTCATCCTTACAGAAAACTATATATGGATCAATTATATTCGTATCGTCTTGACCTAATTTGAATTCCACGATAGTAAGAAAACAACCTCTTAAATATAAAAATAAACTCAACGAGATAAGTAATGGTATTAATGAATAACAAGCGAGGTCAAATGGTAATAATATAAATAAGATTAAGAAATACCACGGTATGTGAAAATGGAGAGATTTTAATAAAAATCCGCTGATCTTATCAGGTAAACCTGATCCACGAATGTAATTAATTAAACTAGTAACTAATTTATCTCTTAGTTGCTTCCTATGCGATTTCCTTTCCTTCCCGTTTTTCTTTCCGCCTATTGTCTCCTTTTTTTTGTTGGCGTCATCTGTTGATTCCATAAAATACGCTAATATTTTCCATTATTCGTCTTCTACGTAAATATAAATTTATTTAGTGTATATAATCAAAATGGTTAAAAAAAGTAAAAAGGATAAGGAAAAGGATAAAAATAAAAAAAATAAAATTATGAAATCTAAACGTTTGGAAAAAAAGAGAATCAACTTTTATGATATTACCCCTAAGAATCAGATATTTAAAAATATACGTGAGGTATGGTATAGTATTAAAATAAATAAATGGTTTTGGTGCGCTGTAATTATATCTATATGGTGCATCACACACTATGGTAATAAAAAACATACAATCACTGAAGGATTGTTATCCTTTTTGGTTGCTATATTATTAGGCTACGCAATTCACTATATTTCACATGCCTATGATTTTGAAAAACTTTATATGGAGAGTAGTTGGAGAATCATTAAATATATTAGAAGATTCCCGTCCGTCGATAATGTAATTAGAAAAATAATACTATACACCTTGGATTTTCATGATAAAATTCACCACGATACATCCATTAATCGTACCCCATTCAATGTGTTGATGGAATTTATCCAAAATATTCTTATGGAAGGCGGATTTTTGATACTATTTGCTACAAAGTCCAAATTAGAAGTGAATCTTTTTGGAAAGAAATTAAGACTTAACAAAGCCGTATTATTATTGTGGGGTATATTGTATGCCTCCGTTCATAATATTAATTATCGTATTTTTGAAAATTCACAACACATAAATCATCATATTGATCCAAAAACGAATTATGCTCTCGATATTTTAGATATTCTCTTTGACACAAAATATGACATGAATAATATTGAAAATATTAATTTTGACTGGGGAATCAATATATTGATCATTACGTTTTTTATTATATATTTTAAAATCTACATGTAGTAATGGATTGTTCGCGTAATCTAATTGACCTTAAATATCTCGTAAACCCCGCCTTCACTTCCATACTTGGTGAAAAACATCCAAAAAATGAAGATTTAGCTAAGGATATTGAAAGTTATAAAAGAAGAATTTTCATATTGACAAAAGATTTCTTAAATGGAAAAAAAACAGATGATGTCCACATCAATGCACTATTTGATAGATTTGCCAGTCAGTGTATTGCTTACTTTAAATTTAGTGACAAAAAAAATGATATACAAGATGATTATAAAGATTTAGATATATTTAAAAAAATACCCGCTACCACCACAGAGCAAGGATATGACCCCGATAACTATATAATGAGAAAGTCGCAACCGCGTGCCCCGAAAATTACAGATCACATTAATATCACATCAACAAAAATATCTAAAAAGATTATTCTTCCCAAAGTGAGAGAACACGGTAAAAGAGTCAAAAAAAATAAAAAACCAAAAAATAAAAAGAAATAATAGGCTTCATATATATAGATGAGTAATAGAACAAAAAAACATAGTCATAGACATAGACATAATAAAACGAAAAAAAAGGAATACAAGCATGCGAAGTGTTCGCCTAAGAAAGATGGCGAGGCGTTAGATTATACATGTTATACCTCCGCCGCACTGCATAAACTAAAGGAATCATGGAATGCAAGACATTGTGATCAACCTATTACCACTAATAATCCCAGAAAAATATGGGAACAATTACGCTACTATCTTTCCGATACCTGCGATTCCGAAATGTGTTGGTTACGACATCAATGTCTCAAACACGATGTGGATAAATCCTTAATAGGTACGATGTTTGCACCATCCAGTCCTGTTGAATGGAAAAAAAATCCACAAGAATGGTTGACAACCGTGGATATTCAAAAGGTAATGGGGCAATGGGAAAGGGCAAAGAAAGATTTCAAATTTATAGGACCTTCGCCAATTGACTACGATACCCATCAAGTTTTTGGAGAGTGTGTTTGGGAAGAACTATGTAAGTTCGATATTAAAAATATACTTAAAAAGGGGAAGAAAAAAATAGGTTTAATATTTAATTTAGATAAACATACTCAACCGGGATCACATTGGGTCGCTCTTTTTATTGATATTCCTAAGGAAAAAATATATTTTTTTGATAGTTATGGAGACGGTATACCCAACCAAATTCATAAATTTGCAAAAACAGTACAACAGCAAGGCGCTGGGGTAAATCTAGACTTTGATTTAGAAATTAATAAAAAGAGACATCAATACAGTAATAGTGAATGTGGAATGTATTCATTGTACTTTATTATTCAACTTATGCATGGTACCCCCTTTGAGGCTTTTCAAGTGGAAAAGGTACCAGATAAGAAAATGATAAAACTGCGAAAGGAATATTTTAATTCATATGCATAAATACATAAAGCTTTATAACTAATGTATTTATACTCATGTCGGTTAATAGCGAAGAAAATAAATCCTTATTACTTTCTATACTCCAAGACCATCCGGGCTACAAAAGTAATCGCGGCGACCTTAAAGACCACCTATTTAAAGTAATTGAATATGTCCATAAGGAACGTTTTAGATTTAATAATAATCTAACTGTCATGAATAAAGAAATTTTGAGAAATCTTCAAACAATGATACCTCAACCAACCGTTAGTGATCCTAACGTGGACCCGGGATGGGGAACACATATACAAGATGGGAGAGTCATTTCAAAAGATGAGGTCCCCAAACTTAAAATTTTTGAAGAACGCTTGAAAGAAAAGCAGGATGATTTTAATAACCTTATAAAAGCGGAAGTTCCAAAGGAAATTGATTTTTCGGATAAAACAGAGGATCGTCCAATAATAACACATAGTACAATTGATCAAACTATGCAACAGCGACAAGAAGAGTTGCGAAAAATAATGTCCAGTTATCAACCAGATAAGAAAGCAGCGGAAGCATGGTTAAATGGTGAAGCGCAGCGCCCTGAAGGATATAAAAAAGATGCATCCCCATTGAATTCTATTATTAAAAAGGAAACAAAGAGTGACGAAAAAAAACGTGTTACATTTAAAATAGAAGAGGCGCCGATTCAGACTGGCAATTCTTATCCTTTAAAAACAGATACTGAAAGTTTATTTAATAAATTAAAATTAAAAACCGCTGGCGTACCAAAATCAACGCAGGTGGATACTGTAGATAATACATCATATTCAAAATTGCTAGAAAAAATTATTGAAAATCAACAACTCATTCTAGAGGAATTGCGTAAACTAAACAGCAAGGACGATCATGTTCCAACTGCCACATCGGTAGAGAAATAATTATTTATTACTCTTTTTCAGTTTGCCAGTTGATTTATCAATTCGCAAATAACCAACAAATGTGGGTTCACCCTGTCCAGTCTTTTTCGCTCTTAAATAACTCTCATAATCGTACAATTCGCCTTCTGGTGCTTTCCGGGCTGGTAATTTCATATTAAATCGTTTAAGAGCATATCTAATACCATCTAATTTTACAGCTTCGGCTTTAAAAACTTCGCGTACTTTATTTCTCTGTTCTGTTTTATCACTTACTGTATCTTCGTAACTTGGTGCCATCGTAAATTCATTTGGCGTCGGAACCCCAAACGACATGCACACAACCGGATCAGAATCCGTAGATTTGGCATGTAATGAGCAGTCAATGGAGGAACTTTTAACAGCCATTAAAATCTGTTTATTAATATCCTCTTTTATATTCGATATTTCCCACAAAGCTTGGTCGCTTGTTAATGGGGTTTTTCTATCTATTTTACTGACATCTTTTCTCAAAAGATTTCTAATATCCCTTGAACCACCCTTCTCTGCAGGTATTAATTGATTTGCAGCAAAAGACATTAAATAAATATACACTTTAACATTTCTCTCACTCTCCGGTAACTCGTTATGACTACAAATACGACGAGCGCGTCCGATTACCTGTTCAATTCTTACAGGATGCCAGTATGGTTCCATTATATGCACATATCGTGTATTTTTAAGAGTAATACCTTCGGCACCACTACTAGTAATCATAAATACCTTAATTATCTCTCCATGATTATTGTTTTCAGATATACTTGTTACATATTCCCGGAGAGTTGACGGAATTTTATCCCAAGCCCCATTATAGATATTTCTTATAATCTCCTTTTCCTCGGCATCCTCCGTTCCTGTATACAATGCATACATTGGTTTGCCTTTATCCTCATCGGGGATGGTTATGCGCCATATCCCAGCATCATCTTTGCCAATCGTAAATCGGGCAAATCCATTCGTTTCCAGCACTAAGCTGAAAATGCCAATTCCTTCCAATGTTCTAAACTGCGAATAAATAAGATGTAATCCTATATCATCCTCCATTATTGTTTCCAATATTTGTAAAAATTTGGGACTATAGATAGCTAATCCCGTCTTTGATAAATATTCGGATGCTCCCGCTTTTAACGCATCAAGGGCGCTTTTAATACGCGCCGCATAAGATGCATCAGTTGTATCAGCAACTAAAGCTTGCACCGCCCCTTGATCCTCCTCATTGTAAATTCCTTCCTTTGCCAACCTTTCTTGGAGAGAAATGGCATCCAAATCATCTTCATCAACACCCTCTTGCATAATTGCTGCCTTTAAATCCTGCGATTCTTGCGGCTTCGGTCTGGTAATATCTCTTGGGAACACAAAATTGCAAAATGCACGACTAAAAATCCTATATGTAGAAACACTATCGCCATATACACCGTCGGAATTCTGTTGCGCCTTGCGCCTTCGCGCATTTTTCGTTTCCATCGCACGCTCGCCCTCTCTAGCAGACTCATATAATCCGAACTGGTAATCGCTCATTGGAATTTCAGCAATGATTAAATCCTTTTCAATATCAAATGCCGGCATTAATTGTTCTTGAGCGCTTCTGAAATAAGAAGTCAATCCCAATATTCGTTTTTGAAACAAATTTAGGTTTTTAATATCTCCGGTTTTTGGATTAATAAACAAGGCATTGAATTTTTCTAATGTATCGGGTAGAGCCTTATATAAATCCACCTTAGGGTTGCGCATTGGTTCAATATCATTATTTCTCAATATGCTCATGCACTTTTGAACAAATACCGCATCTGTCATCGGCGCACAAACACCTTCAGAACAAATAAATCCTCTAGGACAATCTCTCCCGCGGTTTTTTGGATCACACTTATTTCCACCTCTTTCCCTTTTCACGCCATCATATCGTCCCGAACGGTCTCTTACAGAAGTAAAACCGAATGGGTTTCTTGTAACAACTATTGTTTTAGAACTAGCATTATACTCTATGTAATCGTATGTAACCATTGATGAAAAGATTCGTTCTATAGATTTTTGATCTACGCGCTGTTTTGACTGTACATTCACATAAAAAGTAAAGGTTTTGATGTAACCTCTAAGCATATTAAACATGATACCAATTTCATTTGGATAATTTATAATTGGTGTACCTGTAAGAAATACTATTTTACATCCAGTGGCAGCCATTAGATATTGGTAAAGTTTGTAGGATAAAGACTTTTTCCTAGCGATTTTATTTACTATTCTACTAACAAAGTTATGCGCCTCATCAACTATGATTACCTTATTATCAAAAGGATTTACACTATCATCGCCTCCCGTTAATTGTGCTAGATGGCTATTTCTAAGACCATTGTAATTTAAAAAGGAGTATTTCGAACTAATCATAGCATCAATCTGTCGGTTTAATTTCATTTTAGCCGGAGTTGTTAGGGTATCATAATTGGGTTCTTTCTTCATATTTACTAACCAGGCGCCGCCCTCACTTGCAACAAATCCTTCTTGTAAATGAAGGAGCTCAGTCAACTTATTTTCTAACGCTACATCACCATTCGTCTCAATAAACTCCCAATATTGGTTTAATCTATAAAGTGGATCACCGCACATCTTAAGCTCACTCATGTAATTTTGTCGCAAAGATGCAGGTGTCATAATAACAATTTGTTTTTCAGTCTTAATACCCTCTGCTATACTTATAGAGGCGCATGTTTTACCAGCCCCTAAACCATGATATAATAAAAGTCCGCGATATGGTGTATATAAATTCATATAATCTCTAACAATCGCCTGGTGTGTCATTAATGCAAAAGATCCTGAACCGCGATCACAAGAAACATTCTTTCTTTCTTCTTCTAAAGCTTGTCGGTATGGTTCAAATAAAGTATTAATGAAGTTAATAAATATTTTACGATTGTTCATATAATACGAATTTGCTCGCAAATTAATAGGTGGCGCCTTAGGCCACATTCTGTCAACTACTAATGTATCTCCAATTTTAATTCTACTTTCTGGAACATCCGTTCTTGTTCGGACTTTCACTTTACCTCTCCTTTTAACAGAGACCTTGACACTTTTTGACTCTGTATCCGCAGCTGTTTTAGCTGGTAAATTAATAGCCGTTATAGTACCCTTTAAAATATTTTTACCTAGTTTTATTCCTCGTGGTCTTTTTACCCTTTTAACACGAACGGTTGTGGGTGCCTTGGCTACAGGACTGGCAACCACCTCGGCTTCAACCCTCTGAATCGGACGCTCTCGTTGAACCCGGACATGTGCAATTCTAACCTTATTAATTTTATCAAGCGCTGCCCGTCGATCAAAACCGTCGCGGCGTCTATCTGTAATGGTAACGCCTATCCCGACACCTTGTTGTTCTTGGGGTATAACTATAACTACTCCCTGTTTTTTGACAGGAACCGGCTTTTTAAATAGATCTAATTCTCCAATTATATCAGCCATTTATATAAATTAAGCATATTTATTTATTCGCTTTGACTCGCCCAATTGCTTCTTTACATGCACTTTGTTCCGCCTTCTTTTTGATCTTATGTTTACTGTCAGCAAAGAACACATATATTTTATCATTTTCCTTAATATATTCATGAATAGCACTGAAACTTCCGAGATCGGAGAAGCTTACAGAATCCGCATGGTCTAGTCCGTGGGGATGTTGTCCTACACACAGATAAACGCCCATATGATAGCCTTCTTCGTCATCATGAGGCGAAACCTCAACATAAACCGGCGTTGTCTTGAATTCCTTCTGAATCATCACTTGGAAAATATTCTTATAATTATCATCATTCTCAAGTAGATCAGTCCAATTAACGTGCTTTTCAAAAATATTCTCTACAAAAACTTGCGCGATTTGGAAACCCGGTCCTGTTTTAAACACATTCTTAAACCATTCATCCTCATCTGCAACATCTATCTTATTAAAATCAAGGAAAAGAGCACCTAAGAATGCCTCGAACAAGCAACCCAACTTCTTTAAATTCGTTCTCGTCTTTTTTTCTTCCGCGTTTTTTGATAAAATATACCATTTATTGAGACCCATCTCATATACCATACGTCCAATGGATTCATTTTTAACCAATGCGATTTTCTTTTCTGTCATAAATCCCTCGTTCCCTTTCGGAAATCGCCGATATAAATAATATTTTGTGATACATTCCAAGACACCGTCTCCGAGAAACTCCAATCGCTCATTTGATTTGGTTTTCAAACCCATACAATTACTCGGCTTTTCTACAATCGTCACACCGTTATTCACATTTTCAAGATGCGGGCGTTTAACGTAAGACTTATGAATGAAAGCGCGTCTGTATAAATTAAAATTATGTACAGTATCAGGTACACCATATGATTTCAGAATACGCTCTACTTGACTTTTCGTAATCTCATGATTTTTTGGGTTGAAAGGGTCAAAAATCAATTCATCTTGACCCTTTGATATATCTCCATCTTGTAAAAGTGTTTTTTGACTACAATAATCTGATTCGTCTGACATTTAGATTACTAGTAGACAACTTTCTAAGTTATTTAGATTAACAATATAATCTAAAGATCTAAACTTTTTTTGACCTTTTCATATACTGAAAATGTGCAAGCATTTACTAAAATAGCTCGGGTAGCACATATTGGAAAACCTTTCCATAGACCTCCTATATGTATTGCTTTTTTAATGGAAATATGTTGTGCAATCTGTCTTGCATGAACAACATCAATGGGATATGTTGTTGTCCAGTTAACCAAACCTGCAGCAGCGCCGGACAACATAGGGTTATACCCCTCATCTTTCATTGTTTTATATGTTCCAAAGTATACAGTCATGGCTAACGTCTCTCGGGCGGTTGTGGACCAGATTCCATGTAAGGGTTTTAATAATTTTAAGGATATTGGTTTATTAATCTGTCTTTTTATTTTAAAGGTATCCAATATAAATACTATCGGCGAAACTATGATGCCGGATAATGCGCCAGATAACCAGTAATTATTTGTAAATTGGATGGACCAATCATACATAGGAAATACCGTGCAGTTAAAAATACAAGAACAAAATAGTGGAAACTTCCAGCCTCTGTAGTAATTTTTTATAGGCAACCCGACCCATGGTTTTTTGTTTTGAATTAATACCTTTGCGGTATCAAATGGGTGACCGACAGACACCTCTGTTAATCCTATGGCGAGAGGCGGAATAATATATTTGATATTTGTCATGAAATATATTATTTCATTATGAAAGGTCTAAATCATTTTCCACGAGTTTTTTTGCGTCTTCTACGCATTCTCCTTCGCCGTTTTAAAGATTTAACCTTTCTACGTCTTCTTTTTTTCTTGATCGTTCTGTATTTTCGCCTTTTTCTTTTGCGCGTTTTTTTACGGCGACCTCCACCGAAGCCGTGCTGTACCCATGCAGGATTGTCTATGATATGAGTGTCTGACTGCGCAGCTATAAGATCGGCGTCCGAGCTTGCCGCCCTCGCCTCCGCCGCTGACCTTGATGGCATCGATGCAGTTGCCTCTATAGCAGCAGTATCAATTCCTAGTTGTTCACAGAATAAATCCCGACCCCCTGTTAGGAAATTCGCGATTGGGTGTCCTGGCGTTACCACACTTAATATTCGCTGCATTAGATTGCATCCAATTACTGGCACCATACTTTTATACAAGTCCTCGTTTTTCAAAAGTTCCTCAAACTTCGGCGCCTGGGTTAGAAATGTAGTCAATATGAGGTTTGTGGTAATCATGTGTTCCAGGACGCCAGCAACGGTTTTTTCAGCGAGTTTTGTCAGTTGTTCTTCAGATGTTCGGCTTAACATTTCACCGACATCAGCTTGTGTCGCCGGAACAATAGTGTCCCCGTCCGCAGCGATTTGTGTTAGGAGCTGCCCTTGTTGGGTGATTACTAAATCAAAAGCCGGAGCCCATTCATCCTCGGGTATATTGGTAATTACCGCTCCGACTAATATAGTAAACAGCTGCATCAAATATAGTTTGCATGCATGTTCACTATCGAAAGCCGGTAATACAAAATTCGTTCCTGCCGCTTGAAATATATTATTCATCTTCCGCTGAAATTCACCTTCGCCCCTCCTGCTCCTGCCAGAGGGAGATTCTGTCTGCGCTGTGTGCTGCTGCACGAACGCGTGCCGCAAACGATTTACCTTTTGGATTTCGGAAGCGGATTGATTACCAGGATAAGGGTAAAGAATCGCAGCCAATTCATCAGTTGATGCTGTTGGATGCGGCATCTTTGCTACCATTCGCCAACCGTAGTGCTCATATATATTAAATAACACTAAACAACTTATATATTCTGTTAATATTTCTTCAGCATTGCGAAACTTTACTAACAAATTCATCATGTCCCCAATCTCAGCTCTCCACCCTCCTCCAGGACCGATATCCTCCCCGATATTGCCAGATAATATTGTTTTATCTGTAAAAAATTTTAGCATTATGTGTTCGACGAAAGAGGTCCCGTCTTCCAACACCTTGCTACTGCCCCTACAGTACACGGTAAATATTTTTTGTATTTGGTCCCTGAATCTGCTTTTTGCTTTTATTAAATCGTTGGTAAATATATATTCAGATAGAGGTGCCTCCGCATCAGAAGCCGTTATCATGAGGGTTTGGGCTAATAATTTATGTAATTCTTTTGTAATTCCTATTTGCTCGGCAATTAACACTGTCACTTTTGCACATTCTTCCTTATATTCGGCAAGTTTCTCCGCCTCCTTCTGCTGTTGCTGAAGAACAGCTTCCAATCTTTCCTTCTCCGTCATGGCTAATTCTAGCCCTTCTGCATTCAAATATAATTTTGTTTGCATTAGACAATATTCCGCAAACGCGCGGATATTACCACCAAACTGCTCCCAAACTTGATTAACTTGCGTTGCGGCGCGTTTCATTTCCCACTGGTATGCGTCGAAAGGCTGATTCACCCTCACGCACCCATCTTGATCCGAATTCCATTGATTACCGTCTGCTGTCGTACAATTCCCGTAAAATCTCTCTCCACCATCCTTCCTTCGATAACACGAGTTTTGTCCTTGACATTGAGCCGGAATTGGTTGAATAACTCCACTTTTAATTATCTTATAGATTTTCTCTTGGAGTATGGCACCATTTCTATGATTAAAATCAAATTGCCCCGCGCCTTCGTTATAACCTAATAGAACCATTGAGCCTTTACCTGAACTTTGATTGCATACAGAGTGTGCCCATAAATAATTATTCGCAGTTGCCGCATTCCACTGCCACCACTGTTCCCCACCAAGAGTCGCCCCCATTGATGTTCGTATTTTATCCAAAATAATTGCGCTGGAAAACATTCCAACAGTCATCGCCGCACGAAGTGCCGGTATAATATGTTCGCACTCAGGTCCATTTTTGGGATTTTTTCGGCTTATAGGACAACCGCATAACCAACAAAACGTCTTTCCCGCTTTAAACGTCAAATCTACAGGATTATATTGAGATCCTTTCCCACATTGTGAACTTCCGGGCGACTCGT